CTCTGCTCCCTGTGCAAATCCTACCTGACCAAATAATCTTAAAAAGTTATAATCACCAATTAATCTCATTATTCTTCTTGCTGTAATTCCGCTAGGATCTTTAAGTTCTAGTGGATTTTGTCTGCCAAGAAGAGAAGATGCTACAACTTCAATAATATTTAGATGTTCTTCAAAACCATCATATCTATTTCTATCTTGTAATCTTCTTACAAAAGCATCAAATTCAGCATTGTTTTTAAATCCACCAAATCTAGCCATTGCTGCTTGACCAATTACTTGATTAGCATATCTTGTTAAAAGTTTTTCTAAATTTCTTTCGCTTAAATCTTTAAGACTTAATGATCTAACCTTACCATCTCTTATAGATCTAACATCAACTCTAGCATTAAAGTTAAATGGTATCCTTTGTCTGGCATTAGGATCTAATGTGTTACCTGTTGGTTTTTTTATTTGTTTAAATATTTCATCTATCTGTTCTTTTGTTAATTCTATATCTTCTAAAAATTCTCTTAATGAAGCATCGTTAGTTCCTTGAAATGCTTTAGCAAACATAGATTCTCTTCCATAGTATTTGCTAGAAGAAATGGTATTAACTATTCCTTTAATCATTCTATCAAAAATTTTATCACCAATCTTTGGTCTTAAATCTTTTAATGCGTTAGAATAAACAGATCTAACCTGATCTATTCCATATTCAGTAATAGCATCATTAACTTTTGTTTTACTGTGTACATGAGGAACATATCTTAATATTTTTCTAGACTGTGCAACTTCACTCCAACCATCTCTTCCTGATTGTGCAACTACAGAAAGAATGTCATCAAAAGCATTAGAAGCAAAATTAGCATGAACTTCCATTTCTTTTGTAATCATTTTTGTATTTTTAAATAACTGAGGATTTTCAATAAAGTCAGTCATTAATTGATTAAACTTTTCATTATTTAAACTTGGATTAACTGTAATATTATCTTTGTTTAATTTAACCCAAGAACGATAAGCAGTATCTCTAGTTCTGTGATATTTATTTAAAGTTTGTTTCATAATTCTTTCTTTAAATTCAAGCATAGTATCTCCTCCAGATGATCCAACAATAGGATCTGGAAATGATACTTCAGCATATTTTCGTATTTGTGGATCTGGTGATTTATTAAGAGATGCAGACATGCTAAATCTAGGGATTGGAATAAAACCAAACAGTTTTGCTTTACCACCTCTAAATTCTTTTTCTACTTTTGCTATATCATCTAAAGTATCATCAAGAACAGTTGGTAATTTAGGATCATCAGTAATTGTAAAATCATATTTGTTTCTTGCTTCACCTTGATATAATCTTCTTTTTCTTAAAACATCTTCACTAACATTAGCATTTATTTTTGATGCAAATTCTATTGCTTCATCATCTTCTATTTTTGTTAATGCTTTAGATGCAGCAACATCTACTTTTTTATAAGCGTCTTGTATTTCTTTTGGAACTTTACTGAATGCACCGAATGGAGCTCCTAATAAAAAGCCACCATAAAAAGCATATTTAATATCATCTTCATTTTTTAAAGGATCAATAAGATATAAACCTCCTTCAATTAAAGCATTTTCTGTACCAACTAATGCACCAAATTTTGCAGCTCTTCTTAATCTTTCAATTTTAGTTCCATAAATTATAGGCGATATTAATCCAGCACTTGCACCAGTTAAAATCCAAGAGGTAGGATCACTTGCTGCTGCTAGTGCTCTAGCACCAAATCCTGTCCAGCCAAGTTTTGAAATTTCATTTTCAACTTCTAATCTTTCATCAGCTTGTTTTTTTATATGATAGAAATGAGGTTCTGATTTTGCTTCAAGAAAAGCATTTTGCATGTGTTCAGGATATTTATCTATAATATCAAATTGTTCTTTAGTAACTTTATAGTTAATGTCTAAATCAAATGGATTATCTTCTGTAAAAAATTTATATGCTTTTTTTCCACCTTCATAAGCAAGGTTATCTATGTCTAAAGCATTACCATACGCCTCAAGAAAGTTATATTTGCTATCAAATTTTCCTTGTTGTTTGTCTAAAAAATATTGAACATCATCTGGTACTTGAGATATAGGTTTGTTTAAACCTAATTCATCTACTTTAAATTTAACTTTTACTGGTTTCTCTTCTAAAGGATTAGCAACTGTTTCAGTTTGTTTAGTTTCAGTAACTGGTGTTTCTACAGAGGGTATTAACTCTGGTGCATCAGTAGTTAATTTTTCACTACTCATTATTATTTAACCTGTTGATTAGGAAAGTATTGATTGCTTATATCTTCTTCTTTTTTTAATAATTTTTCTTTTTTAAACATATTAAGAGATTTTTCTCTAATCATATATTTATATAAAAAATCTTGATATCTTTTATCTTGACCAACAGGATATACTTTCTTTTGTAAATCTGATTGAGTCAGATATAAAGAATCAAATTTATTACCATCAAAATCTCCTTGAGGGTTTTGGAATGTTGTTAATGGTGAATATGGTTGGTTTTTATTTACAATTTTAATACCAGCTTCATCATTAAATAGATTTGGTTCAACATCTATTGCAATAATATCTGATAATTTATTATTTTGTTTATCTATAATTCCTTGATCCCATAAAGTTTGTATATAATATTTAACTGCAGCATCATGGTATTGTGGTCTATTTTGTTTAATAGCAACCATGTTACCAAAAATATCTTTTGTATAATTCTTATCAATCATGTTTTTTGCATATTCAACCGCTTGTTCTTCTGTTCCTTGAATTTTGTAAACAGTATTAGCAAGTCTTGCTACAGTATTATAAACAAATTGTTTATTTTCATAATCATTAAATACTCCAAATCTATCTACAATGTTATCTGCGGCAGATTTAATTTTTTTATCACTAACAACTTTAGCTTTAAATTCAGGAGTATTAATATTTTTTTGAATATCTCTAATAGCAACAGAAGCCTGTGCTGGAGTATATTTCATTGTAGATACTAAGAAATCATATCTGTCATAAAATTCTATTTCATCTTTATCTAAATTCATTGTTGTTTGTAAAAAATTTCTACCACCTTGATTAATATAATCTCTGTAAGTTTCATAACCTTTGGCAACCATTGTTTCGCTTCCAGTTAAAGCAATGTTGGTAAATCCAGATCTAATCACTTCTTTATGAATTGGATTTGAAATATTATTTTTAATAGATAATTCTGTTATTTGTGGCTGTGTATATAAAGGTGTGCCATCTGATTTTTGTTTTTGAGAAATCTTAACCATTGCTTTTTCTAGATCTTCTTTTTTTAAATCTTTAAGCTGACCAGACTTAGCGTAAAATCCTAATCCATTTTCAATTATTTGTGATGCGTTTTCAATTTTAATTTCATCTTGAAACTCTTTGTATCCTTTTTGATATAACTGCATTCTTTTTTCAGCAGTTAAGAAGTTGCTAGACTCTACATCTTGAAGTTTTGTTAATGCAGTTTTGTAATCTTTCTTAGCAAAATCCATATCAATACCCATTTCAAATATTGAAGCATTTGATTTTTTTAAGTCTTCTTCTAATTTTACTGGACCATCATTATTATAAAAATTTTTATTAACAATGTGATTATCAATTTGTGATTTTAAAATTTTTTTTTCGTTTTCATCTGTCGTTAAAAAAAGTTTTGATGTAAGTGATTGATATTCTGTGTTCCATGTATTATGAAATTGTAAATTTAATTGATCTCTTGATCCTTTAGTTACCTGTGAAGATCTAGTTATAAATTCTAGATTTAATTTATCTTCTAATATTTTGGCAGCAGCTTTGTTTTGCATACCAGAAATCTTTTCTTTTTTTAAGAATTCAAACTGTTGTTTAAAAGTATCTGTTGCTTGAGAAGGATCTATATTTTGAATAGCACCTTTTTGTATTTTATCTAATTCTAAATCTAATTCTAAATAGTTTTTAGTTGCTTCAGTTTTATCTTTGATAGCTTGTTCTCTTGCATAATATTCTGATGCAGCATCTAATACACCGGCAACTGCACCAAATTGAGATCCAGCTTTTTCAACTGGAACTTGAAACTGAGCTCCAATAGATGGAACTTGTGCTGTTGGTCTTTGTTCTGCTTCAAATGTAGGAATCTTTGGCATTAGAATGATCCTTCAGTTGAAGTTAAATCTCTATTACCAAAAGGATTTGGAATGTTTGATAATAAACTTTTACCAGCAGATGAACCTGCAAATGTTGTTGCACCTTTAAATAAAGTTCCCATAGCTGCTTGTCTTCCTTGCTGTCTAGCAAACTGTCCCTGTATTCTATATAAGTTACCAGCTTCTCTTCTTTGTGCTGCAGCAACTTGTGAATTATAAGTTATAGTATTTCTTTCAACTTCTGCTTCTTCAGCATTAGATCTTAATATTTTTAATCCTGTGCCGGATAATTCTGCACCTGATTTTAAAATTCTAGTTGTAGTTTGAGATTGTAATTGTGAAAAGTTTTTATCAAATCTTGCTATATCAAATTCTTTTTGCTTTTCAATTTGTTGAGCTTCTTGATCTGCTATTTCTGCATTACGATTTTGTATTGCTTGGTTGTATTTACCAGCAGCACTTTGTTGCTGTGCTTGTAATACACTAGATCCAAATGATGCAACCGCTAAAGCTGTTTCTAGTCCCATTAGAAAATCCTCGCAAATCTATAATGATCAGCACCATCCATACCATAGTGCTTCATTAATCCTTCATTCTTTAAACCTAACCATTTAGCAAATCTAATACCAATTCCATAATCAGCTCTTACAGCTGTCTGAACTCTTTTAATATTATTAGATTTTGCAACGTAATCAAAATTTTGTTTGATAGCTTTTGCTATAGTAATTGGATATTTATAAATTTCGTTCTTAGCAAGAACCCAACCTTCTCCAACACCATTCCATATTTTTTTAATTCCAGCTGATGCAATAACTTTGTCATTAATCATACAGGTAAATGCCATGTGTTTTTCTTCTAGATTTGAGCAATCTTTTATAAAATCTGCTTCCATATCACTAATAACATGGTTTAATTGAGATGCCATAATTATTTTACCATGATTAGAAATATAAGGAATTATAAACAGTTTATTAGTCATTTGTTACCAGTTCAGGATATAACGATAAAATTGTTAAAGGTAAAGGTTGAGTTTGTCTTACATAGATAAAACCATCTGTTTCATAGTTACCTCTAAACTCTATTTCCTTATCACCTGTGAATGCTGGGATAGCTTGATCCATAGGAGTCGCAGAAGATCTAAATGGTATTGATTCCATATTAGATAAGTTTGATCCAACCTCAACACCTACTGTTTCAAATAATCTTAATGATATATTAAATATTCTTTTTGTTTTAGCTTGTGATGTACCATTTTGAGCTCCAGCATCTATTCTCATAGTTTGTAATAATGATGTATATGATAAACCAACTTTAACTTTAGTTGATGGTCTTGCTAAAGTAATTGAGCCAGATGATACAACTCTATCTGGATGAGTAGAGCCATCAGCTAGAACAGATACAGTTTGTCCCTCAAGATGAGATAAGCCTGATATAGTTGTTGTTGAAGCTCCTGAATAAGATAATGATGAATCTAAGAAATTAAATGTTGTGTTATCTGTTTCTGTAAAATCAAATGTATTTATATATTCAACATATCTTTTTGTTGATCCATTAATTGTACGTTTAATAATAACCCATGTTTGATATTCTTTGTCATCTGTTGGAATTGTTGCAATAGATTCACACACAGCAATACCTGCACCAAATGCACCACCAAATATATGTTGATGCCAAGCAACTACTTGTTGTTCTCTTTGATAAGTTAAACCAACTAATTTTCCATCTTCTCTTACACACCAAATAATTTGATTAGGTTCTTGTTGGTATGACATTTGATTAATTCCTGATTCAGAAATATGTTCAGCAAGAATAGTCATGTCTGGTGCAACATAACCATCCACATCAAAGTTGTATGCTAATTCTCTAATCTTTCTTTTAGCTCGTTGTAAAAATAAAGTAACGTTACCTACTGGAATAGCATCTAAGTTTGCACAACCATGGTTAGATTGTTTCTTAATTAAAATATTTGTTGGAGTTACAGGATCATCTGTACCACCTCCTGATACTGAAAACTCTCCACCTACTGTTCCTACAATTAAAGTTCTTGTTGCAGATAAAAATCTAATTGCATTAACTTGGTTAGAAGCAATGGTATAAGTTATTGCATCATCATCTGCTACTGTGCCATGATAATTTTCATCAAAGTTTTCATAATCACCAGACTTAGAAAAGAATAATGTTTGTGGTTGAGTTGTTGTTCCTGCAAATACTAATCTTTGTTCATAGAAAGATACGCAAGAAGGATAACCAGTTGTTCCAGACCAAGCACCTAATGACCAATCAGTTGTTGTAGATGATGAACCTAGATCATGTAGAACTGTTCCAACTACTACTGTTGTGCTTGTTACTGATGTTATTCTAAGTAATCCTGATCCTGAATGTATATGAATAAATCTACCAACATCAGTTGATTGAAATCCTGTATTATTATTTATACCTGTTGTTGATGAAGCTGTAATAGTTGCTGTTGCTCCAACTGTTGTATGAGAAGCATTAAATGTTGTTGTTGTTATATTATGATCAAGCATTGGACCATGATCAAATGCAACTGTTGTTAAAGTCCAAGATGTATGTCCAGTTCTAGATAATTTTCTAGGTTCGTAATTTGGATGGCAAATGTACATTACATCTGCTGATTGTGCATATTTTAAATTAGGAAGATCTGCTTCTAAATAAGGTGTAGATATTTCATAAGGTGAACCACCTGATAATATAATTCCACTGTCTTTATAAAAGCGAATATATTGATCACCAAATTCTAAAATGTAAGTTTGTGTTGTAGAAAATTCAAAAGGAATAAGTCTAGTTTTTTTTGTACTGTCTTTTACTTCTCTAACAAATGTTGTTCCCGGTCTTCTAGCTGCAGATCCATGAGGATAGACAACCATGTTTTGTAATGTCTTACAACCAGATGCATATTTAGCTAAATCATTTCTACCATCTAAACGTGGTGATAATTCTCCAGCAGTGAAGTTTGTTAATTGTACCGCAACTCGTGCCATTGCTTAGTACCTTGAGTTAATGAATGAACCTGCGTCTATTATGTCTGCTAAACCATTATCTAATAATGTATTCTGTCCCTCAGTAGCATCTACAAATCTAGCATCTTTTAATTTCTCTTGGTATAGTGAATACATTTGTTGTGCTACAGGATTAGAAGATGTGATAGCATAAGCGATATCAGCAGCTAGTGCTGAAGATATTACTTCTCTTAATAGTTCATCATATTCATTTGGATCTTCAATTCTAGCAATGTATAAAATTTTCATTGAATTTATATTTGTTAGAATTTTTCTACCTTCAACTTTATAATCATAATCATAATCTAATATTGTTAATAAGCGTAAGCAGTCAGATGGTAATGTATATTGATATGTGTAACCCCAAGCTGGAGTTGCTGTGTCTGATGCTAATTGAATTCTTTTTTGCAAACAGTTCCAAGGATGATGTCTGAATACTGCATCTCTAACATTTGCATATCTTGCATTGCAAAGTCTTGCGTTCTTAGAATCTTCTGTAAGTGATAAGATTGTTGATGCACCTAATTGATTTAAAGCACCATTACAAATTTCTACTATACTTGCCATGTTAGTCTTTCTTTATAATATATTTGCGTCTTAATTGTCTAGGTTTAACTAAAGCAAATATCTCTGCTTCTGTTAATTCTAGATCTTTATCAAAACCATGATGTGCAGTTGATGTATGTTTAAATCTATCAACTAGAACATAACGATAGATATAATCTTTATTTTGGAAATGTAAAATTGTTTTTATTTCGTTTAGTTTTTTCATTGTAAGATGGTGGGGATTGCTCCCCACCAAATGCGTATATTACGCTTCGTATGCTTGAATTTGAACTACTTTAGCTTCTTCCATTCTTGTAGCACCGAATGCTGAAGAATAGTAAACTTGAGTAGCGTAACCTTTATCAGATCTCTCATCAATTCTAGCAGTTACATCTTTTCCTACAGCAAGAAGGATACCATCTTGTGCGAAAGCGATACAATCTCTCTTAGAACTTGCTAAGTTTAATCTGTTAGAAACGATAAAGTTAAATCCTAAGAATGAATTAATATCACCCATAGCAAGTGCTTTAACAGTGTTAAAGTCGCTTGAAGTAACTTCAGTTGTTCCTAATAAGTCATCGATTTGTTTTGGACCAACTACGATAAATCTTGGAATAGAAGGATCTACATCCCCTAAGTCTAAGATTTTCTTAGCTTGTCTTAATTTAGCAACTGATAAACCAGCTGTACCTGCTTCTAGGATTTTTTGTCCATTTGGCAATACAGTTGATGTTCCACCAGCAACGCCAGTGTAAGCAGTTCCAGTTGCAGCAGCGATGATAGCATCGTCCATAGCTCTTCCCATTGCGTAAGCAGCAGCTTGTGCATAAGAAGAAGTTGGATCTGCTAACATTCTTACTTTATCTAGATCGTCAATTAGATCAGCGAATTCATAATCAACAAGAGAAACTCTACGTCTTGAATGTGGAGTATCAGCCTGTGGAGTATCTGAATGTCGGCTTGATCTTACTGTAGCAGTAACGCTTCCGATTTGATCAAAGAAAGCATTTTTTCCTACTACTGACTCAACTCTAACCTTATCTCTTAAAAGAGATCCAGATTGTTGAGATAACATTTGTATATTAGCAGAGTACTGCTCTACAAATGCTGTAGTTATTTGTGTAGACATTTATTTTTTATCTCCATTTGTAATTAAAGTTAATTCATCCACATGACGAATTAACAAAGTTTAAAACAATCAGAGAAGTTCTCCATTTATTCAATAGGCTCTCTTGCATTTAAAGTCTGTTAGACTCAAGTCTTTCCTAGTGTCATGTGAGGTTCTTTTGGAATTGTCCCACAACTAATAGATGATTGTTTTATGACCACCTATTAGTTGTGTACTATTATAAAATTAAAATATTTACAATATATAATTTTATGCGTGTAGCATTTCTCTTAAAGCTAACACCTGATTAACTACTTTTTGGTGATCTGGGTGCATTTTATTCCAATAAGCACCTTGTCTATCTGTAGTTAATTGTCTTATTTCGCCTTCAATATCTCTAGGTTGCATTGCTTCATTACCTTCAGCACCGACAATTTTGTCTTCTGAAAGTAGATTAGCAATGTTAGCAAATGCTTTTATAATCTTAGGATTATCTCCAAGTCTAGAACCATCTCTTAATTGAGTGTCTAGAAGTTCTGGTTCTAAGTAAGTCTTAGCAACAGCAGATGCTTTTCTTAAGTTATCATCATAAGCTCTACCCCACTCTGATCTAAGTTCATTAGCAGCTTGTTCTTGAGCATATTCCATATTCACTGACATTTCTTTTGCAGAAGATTCTAATGTATTTTTATAGAATTCTAAAATGCCTTGAGCTTGTTTATTATTTAAACCTAGCTTGTGAGCATTCTGTGCAAAGCCTTTGATTACATTTTCATCAACAGGAGCTACATCAGTTTTAAGTTCTAATTTATATTTATCAGGCGACTCTGGTCTACCTAATTTATTATAAACTTCATTCCACTGTTCGTCTGTTGCAGTCTTTCCCGGTAATGGAATCTTATCTGTACCAATCATAGATACAGCATTGATGTAGCTTTTAGCTAGTGCATCAATTTCTGTAAACTTTTCTATGTTTGGATTTGTTCTGTATTGCTCAGATATAGATTGTTTCCAAGATACAGGTTGTGTGGATTGTGTTGTTGATTGTGTTACTGTTGCTGTTGTTTCTTTTGTTGGTTCAGTCGCAACAGGCTGAGTTACCTCAGTTGTCTGTATTTGTTCTGACATTTTATTTTCCTTTTAGTTTGTCATTAAGCAGCATGTTTTTAATAAATAGAAGAACGCTGCGTTGTCCCTCCATATATGCACTTTCATGACTATCACCTCTTACGTTAGTGGTAGCATTATAGTGGCATCTCTTTTCTAAATCAGACATAACTTTCTTACCTTCGTCTGACTCAAATACTAATTTATAAAATTCTTTTAATTGATTTAATTGATTCTCTTCCATTTATTTTCCTTTCAGTTGTTATTCTTGTGGTGCTACTAATGCCTTGGCTTCCTCTGGTAGTGCTTTAGCAAGTGGTGCAATTTGACCACCAGCTTGAGCTAGTTGTTGTAACTGTTGCATTTGCATTTGTTGATCTTGTTGTTGTTGTTTCTGTTGTCGCATAGCATTAACTTCTGCTTTTGAATTTAATACTTTAGCAGGAACTCCAACAATCTCAGCTAAGTGAGTTACTAGATTATCAATATTAACATAATCAAATACTGGAGCAACATTTGATAATGATCCAAATATTTCAATAGCTCTCATAATAGATTGTAGTTCAGAAGATCTTTGTGCTTTAGCAAGAGGCGACACATATTCAATTTGAATATCTTTGCCAGATAAAAAGTCAGGAACTTTTCTAAATAATTTTTGTCTAAGCATAATAGCAAAAGTTCTATCAATTAATGGTCTTAATAATTCTGATTGTAATCTTCCAAGAACTGGACCAAGTAATCTCATCTTCTCTTCGTTACGTTGAATAACTTCTGTTGCAGTCATCTGTGGACCATTCTGCATCATTAATTGATTTACATAGAATGCATCTCTAATAGCACCTCTTCTTTGCTCTTCCATGTTTAAACCTAATGGATTATTTGCACCAATGTTTAATGGTTCAATTCTATCTCTTGTACCAGCTCTATAAAAATTTAATCCACCCGGTACTGTTCTTACTGGTAATATAAATCCATCATCAGGAACTAATAGTGGAGGATCAACTTGTTTCTGTGCAGCTTTAATAGTTGTCTTAGACATTTCATTTAACATCTTAACATCTGGTAAAGCAGTCATAGCAGGAGATCTGCCATAGATTTCAAATGATGCTTTTAAGTAACGTGGTACAACGTATGGGAACTCATTAAATCCTGATTGAGATATTTCATGTTTAGTTTCTGGTTCAATATAGCAAGATGCAAATGGCATATTCTTGTTATCTTTTTTTCTAGGATCGTAATTCTCTCTTGGATAAACAACATGTAAGATTGTAATTTCTTCATAAGGATCTTTCATTGCAATGCCTCTAGTTGTTTTAGAAACATTCTTTTCACCAAACTGTTGAATACAAGCACGTGCTGTTAATTTAAATTTTCTAAATACTGTATCTACTTTTCCTTTATTGT